ACTTTAAAGAATACTTTAAGACAAAAGTAAAACAAATATGGAATACAAGTTTATCAACAGATACGATTCGAGATATTGTTGATAAAGCCCTAACTGAAATTAACATTGGTAAAAATACTACGTTTAGTTACAGCAAGAGTGATATGGTGTATTATAATAGTGAACGTACACAGACTATAAACATTACTAATGCAACTACTATATTCTACACAGATAATACCAGTAACATGTTTAATGATAGTCATAACCATGTTTATGTGTATATCAAGGATTACAACGGTAGCGAGTATGTTTGGCGTCCACTACAGCGAGATATTGATTATACTATTAATATTGATGAGCTTTCATTAACAACTGCGGCTGTTCTTGACAGTAGTTCAACACCTGCACAATTGGAAATACGTTGGTATGACTTTAATAATTATAGTTATATTCCACCAAGCACAGTTAAACTTGGGTTGATTAAACCATACACTGTTGAAGTAGTTAATGGCAAACTATTAAACCATGATGGAAGTGTACATGTTTGTGATGGTACTGAATTTTACAATACAGCAGATACTAACTTTGATATTGTGTCTGCATGCTTATTGGAACTAGAAACAAGAATTGTAGCTGGTCTAATTGATAAACACTATATTATACAGCAACAACTTATGGATATTTTGCCAAATGCAAATCGCACTACTAGTAATAGTTGGGCCGATATGGCTGATATACTGGACGATTGGTACAACTCATACGCTACTAAAAACAACTTGGTAGGATTTAATAGTGCTTCATATTATGATGTTAGCGATGAGTTTACCTGGAACTACAGTAGCGTTGGACCTAAGATTGGCAGCTGGAAAGGGATATACTCTTACTACTTTGGTACAGATCGACCAGACACACACCCATGGAGAATGCTTGGACATCATCGTAAGCCAAGTTGGTGGGATACAAATTACAGTTGGACTGATCCAACCAAACGTGCTGCACTTATTGCAAGTTTAAAAATTGGTGAAATTGGAGATCCGTCCTTGGCTAATAGATATACTGATGTATTGGTTAATCGCTCAGCATATGATTGGGATAATAATACACTGGTTACTACTGGCGGCACGATAAATGGACCAGTTACAGCAGGCGTTGTGCCTACCCCAACAGCTATTGAGCAAGCAAAAAACTTCCAGTTTAATGACTGGGGACCGATTGAAAATAGTTGGAGATCAACAAGTTTATTTACTTTTGCTTTAGCTGAAGCAGCATTGTTGTTTAAACCATTCCGTGTTTTTGAAAACTTTTACAAACTAAATCATGTTAGTACAATTGAAACTATCAATACTAAACATGCTCAGCGAGTAATAGACACACCGAGATTTAGAAGCAATTTAAAAAATACATCAATGCATCAACAGTCTGTAGACAAAAGAACAATTATAAATGTAGTTGTAGATACTTCAGGATCTGGCTATAATAATAGTACTACAATAGACGCCAACAATACTAAATTTGGTGATAGTAAGTTCACAGTTAGAGTGGCCGGCGGAGAAGTCAAAGCAATTGGTGTTGCAAAGTCAGTTGCAGGATACTCAGATAATGTATCTCTTAGTATATCAGGACCAATTGGAGCTAGTGGAGCAACTGCTAGTGGGTTTACTGATATTATTAATCCAGTAATACCTGGACTAAACAGTATAGTGGTTGAATGGGCTAGTAACTATAATATTACACCAGATGATCTTATTGAAAGTTTTGGAAATTTACAAAGTGAATTGATGATACCAGTTGGTGGATATACTGATAAAAATATTATTTCTGTACTACTGGATAGTAGTTATCAGAAAGGTCCAGTAGAAATACCAAAGCAAGACTATAGTATTGTATTAACTAAAAGTTCACCTATCAAGAATGTATTTTATTCTGGACTTAAGATTACTAAAGGTGATTTTGGATATAGTGTAACTGGTTTTGATACAACAAACAGAACCTTTACTGTGTATCCTGTTAGCGAAGGTGGTCACGTAAGCAAAATAGATATTGGGAATTTAGATGTTAAACGATTCCACAAATACAGAAACAACACTGTAAAATATACATATGGGCATACTTTTCTTAAACGTCAAGACTTGTTTAACTTTATACTTGGACTTGGTGAATATTATCAAACGCAAGGATTTGAAGCTGAAGCTCGTTGGTTGCAAGATGCTCGCACTGCAATGGAATGGAGCCTCAGTGAGTCACCAAGCCCATTATATATCAACGGAGTACTAAACACACTAGAGTTTACCCAAGGGTCAGTGGGGTATGTAGACTATATAGGCTATAGTTATGATGGTACTTCTAATATTATTAACAGTGACAACAAGCAGATTAAACCAAGTCAGATGCTGGTATTGCGTAACGATACAACTACTGAATTTAGTTTAAAGGATACTACAAAAGAGATGTTTGGTCTTAATGTAAGTGTTGTTGAATACGAACATATTATTACATTAAACAACCTTAGCCAGTTTAGTGATATTACATATGATCCAGTAACTGGTATTTCACATACACGCATTAAACTAGAAGGCGAGCGTACACGTAACTGGAATGGGCGTATTGAAGCACCAGGATATTTGGTTAAATCAGATGGTATTATGAGCAACTTGGAAACAAGTGTTCGTGAAGTTGAACGTGATAACATCAACAGTGATAGTAAAACATTAAACCTATCTACTAGACAGACTGCAAGATTTAATACTGGGTACATTGAGGGAAGTTATCTAAGCAATACATTTATTGAAGACAACGCTGGATACAACTTTGGCAAAGGATTACGTAAAATGAAAGGCACAACTGTTGCAGTTGATGCATTTATGCGTAATCAAAACTTATTTGGAACTACCCAAAGTCATGATATATATGAAGAGTGGATGGTAAGACTGGGCGATTATGGCGATACTCAAAAGCGTAACCCAATTGAAATACAACTTGATAGTAACTTACTTAAAACTAACCCACAGGCAATACGCTTTAATGAAAATTACGTCAGTGACAATGCTGGCGACCTTATAATAGATTATCACAGTGGTAGTACTACCCTTATTACTGGCGATTTAACTAAGCCTTTTGACGTATTACCTCCGGAGTATAACAATACCAGTAGTATTAGTGTAAGTGAAAAGTTTAAATCACATTTGCCATTAGCGGGATTGCCACTGGCAAGTGAAGCTGAACACAAATTAAAAAGCATTGACGATATTGGAAGTGCATACAGTATCCTGGAAGATTATGCTACCTTACCAAATTGGAGTGCAGTTGTTGCATACAAAACTGGAGATATGGTACGCAAGGATGGTAAAGTATACCAGTTAAATATTGCAACCACAGGACTAAGCAGTATAAGTGACACAATTATATTACGTGGTAGCACATTATATCCAAGTGTGCCTAGTGGTGAAACTCTAATAATTGACGGTACTACAATTACAATCAGTAAAACAAGTACCACTACTGCATATGATGTTATCAATGTGGATGGTACAATTAATAATCCAACAGCACCCAACAATAGTACACTTATTATTGACGGGTCAACTATAGTTTTAGATAAAACTATAACCACAACAAACTATGCACCTATTGTAGTAACTGGAACTGTAGGCAATCCTACAGTCACAGGTAATGTAGGCGAAGGCCTACTAATAGATGGTACATTTGTTGACCTTGTACAGAATACTAGCATTACCACTAATATTAGTGCATTGAGTGCATTAGAACAAGGATTTTCACCAGCGTTTGTTACTAGTGCTAGTGAAAATACTGTAGCAGTTGCTAGAATTAATGCACTGGAAGACTTGCGTGTTGCATACACTGCAATTGAAGGCGGAAGTGCGTGGACCACATGGATTGGAAACTACTACACTGGCACATTTGCTAATAGTGGATTAAACATACCATATTTGTCTACTGAATTAAGCGGTGCAAATGCTGGGTACAGTGCAGAGATAACAACATTATTGCAAAATGATGTAGATATTGTTAATGCATGTACAAACCAAAGTTACACCACTGGCAGTTTACCAACAAATAGTGACAGAACTACATCAGTAAATGCACTGGCAACTGGTACATATATAGATGACTTTGCTACATTTGTAAAAATTGGTGGAAGTATACTAACCGGTTCAACAGTCGCTACAGTGAATACTACAGTGCCACGTATTTTTGATATTGATGACTTAATAAGTGAGATCCAAAGCTCACTAACAAGTGCTGGTAATTCTACTATTACACCAAGTAAAAATGCTACTAATCAGTTGGTAATTACAAAAACTGCAAGTGCTGGAGACTCAAGTTTAACAATTGGTAGTGCGGGCAGTAATACTGAAGTAGGATTTAGTACTAATAGTCAAGTATATAATTCACAAACAAGCACAGTGGTATCAGGCGGTACTCTTAATCTTAATGAAATTATACAAGAAATTAATGAAGCATCTTTAAGTGGTGTTAGTGCATCCGCAAATGGAACACAACTACGTATACAAAGTGTAAATCAAACCATAACTATTGGTTCAGGCACTGCCAATGGTAACGTTGGTATCGGAGTTGGTACTACTAATGCCACAACAACAGTTACTACATCACCAACAGATTCACAAATTTACGATATTGTTGATCAAATTAACAGTGCATCTATTAGTGGTATAACAGCAGCTAATGTTAACAATAATTTGGTGTTAAACAGTACAAATGATACACTTGTTATAGGCTCTGGTACAGCAAACGTCAGTGTGGGCATAAGTGCAGGTACAATAACTGCATCAACCACAGTTACAAATACATTTAGTGCTAGTGATTGGAATCAGATTGAAGACCCTGCAAATGCCAAATTAAGTACTTGGGTATTAGACAACATTGGAATTACAACCACTGACTACAGTAGATCTGCAGGATATAATGTATACCAAACATTTGATTATGATTTTGAAATTACAGAAATTTGTGCAGGTAATGAAACTGGCGATGATGCACTGATTAAAACTTCAGTAGATCACAATTTGTCAAGTGGTGATTATGTAGTTATAATCAACAGTACAAGCACACCAAGTGTTGACGGCATACATCAAGTTACACGAGTAGATGATTCAAATCACTTCTATATTGACAAGTATATTGAATCATTGGGTAAAGGTGGAAAACTTTTAGCACTACGCCCTACTAAATTTAACAACAACACAGAATTAACAAACACATTAACAAATTCCAAATACTATAACAACCTTAAAGGTTGGCGTGTGGGTATGTTAGCATATGTTGACAATGTTATTACTAACGGTATTAGTACTAACCTTGGTGCAGTTTATCAGACAGTTCAAGGAACTAACGGTATTGAATTTAAAAAGATAAGAGATCAAGCAAAGCGTACAGACAACAGTATGATCAAAAATGCAATTTTGTATAATACACATACGCAACAAACTGTACAAACATTTGAAGTATTCCATCCACTGGCTGGCATTATTCCAGGTGTGGTTGATACTGAGTTATCGTATAAGTTAAATTTTGACACAGCTAACTATACCAACACAACTGATAGCACGTACTCAATTACAGATTCAAATTATTGGGACGAACAGCATATTGGAGAAACATGGTGGGATATAAGTAACGCAGTATATTATGATTATGAGCAAGGTGATCTTGTTTATAAACAAAGCTGGTGGGCAACATTATTCCCAACTAGTAGTATTGATATATACGAATGGACCAAGAGTACAGTTACACCAGATGAATATGAAGCTGAAGTTCGTGCTGGTACTGTTGTTGACGGCATACAGTTAAGTGGCACTCCATATATACGTGATGGCGAATACGGCGAAGCAGTATACTACTGGACTGAACTTACTGAATATAATATTTCCAGTGAACAAGAAGAAACATTTTACTACTTCTGGGTCAAAAACAAAACAACAAAAACTGGAGATAATCGTCAGTTTACAACAACTCAATTGACTAATATACTTAGTGATCCTAGTACGTTTGGATACAACTGGATTGCATCATCTGGCAGTAGCACAAACCAGGATCAAGAAAATAGTATACTAGTAAGTAACTTGGAAACATTTATCAACAATGGCGAAAGTGCTTTACAATTAAACTTTGCTAATTCAGATATTGACTTACATCGTGAATATGTGTTGCTGGCAGAAAATGACCCAGCTACAGTAATTCCAGAGTGGCTACACATGGGCTTACGTGATAGTATTGCTAGTTTTGATAAAACTTCAGTAACTGAACCATACGCCGTGTGGAATGCTTCTGCATCATATACACAGGGTGAATTAGTACAAGCATCAGACGGTACCTTCCATCGTGCATCAACTTCTAATGTTAACAATGATCCTGTTACTGATTCAGCTAATACATGGAGTCGGATATATGTTAGTAAAATTAATCCTGACACAACTGATATAGATATAAACCAAGCAACTGTTGAGATACCTCAACCAAATCCAGTACCGGACAGTAATTTACATCCACTGGCACAGTATGGTAGTATGATACGTCCAAGACAAAGTTGGATCAAGTATTTGCCGGAAGCTAGACGGGTATTGGTTGATAAATTAAACAGACAGTTATTAAAAATTAACTTGATTGACACAGTTAAAAATTGGGATAAGGTTTTAAACTCAACAATTGTTAGTGGACAGCACAGTTATAAAATTAATGACTATTGGTCGTACACTGACTGGATGGTAGATGGGTTTATTATTGGACAAGATACTGATCGAACAGTTACCCTACGCAGTGAACTTGCACTTACTCCTGGTATTGCAGGAGAGACAGCACGTGTCTTAAAGAGTTCACCAAATGAACAAGTAAGAAGACAGCAGATATTTAAATACAGTGGAACAACATGGGAACTGCAATTTAAAGAAAAAGCAACTATACAGTTTAAAACTTTATTGTGGGATTATAATAAAGAAGATTTTGGTTGGGATACTGGCAATTGGGACTTTACATTGTGGGATCACGATCCAGGTGCGATGTTGGGAGAAATACTGGATACGCTAAGATTTGATATTTTTGTAGGACAATATCAGCCATTATATGCTGATATGTGGTTTACAATGCTAAATTATGTAAACAGTGAGCAGAATAATCTTGACTGGGCGTTTAAATCAACGTATATTAAAGCAGTGATTAAACACAACTTAGATAAAAATACCAAACTGTTTGAACTTGATAGAATAGACGATGTAATTGATTACATAAATGATATTAAGCCGTTCCATACTAAAATGCGTAACCTGTATACCCAGCGTGATCATCTAGATCAGTTTAAAGTTACAGCACAAGAGATTATGTATGGAATTAACATTACAGAAAAATTAGATGCCCATGCAAATACTGGATTTGATGGCGTATTATTGGAAGGCGGTTCAAACTGGGCAATTGGCACAAATACTGATACTAGTTTGTTTACAACACAAGAAACAGCAAGTGGTGCAGACATAAGTAATACTACAATAACAGTGGATGCTAGTAATATTAGTATTGATGGTAGTGATAGTGAGTTTACTGACATATACGCAACTCACGGGTTCCTACAACCACAGTATGCAGGACATGGCACAGAACTATATCCAGCACAATTTGATGAAGCACTAGAGCTTCGTGTTACAACAAATGTTACTGGTAGTACTGAAGATGCAAATAGTAAACGATTCAGAATGTTTATGGACAGTAACCGTGAAACTGAAGCAGTGGTAATTAATGTTAACACTACACTAAGTGGCGACATTACACTTACTGACACTTCGATTCCAGTAACAAGTGGATCAGTGTTGTACAATGCAACACCAGATCAACTGGGTGTGATATGGATTGGAAATGAGCGTATTACATATACGCATATTGATAACGACACGCTAATAAATTGTACTCGAGGTACAGGTGGCACATGTAGTACAGCGCACAGTAATGGTGATACTGTATACGAATCAGGCCCTACAGTACGTATACCAGCACTAGACGAGCTTCAGGATTACGGTCAGCAACTACTGCCAGCATTTAATGACTTTGGTAAAAGCATAACCGATGCAACTAGTACTAGTAGTGAAGCCAAGTTTGTATATGACAACGGATAAAATACTAAGATTATAAAACGTATAAATAAGTATAATAGGAAATTAAGAACATGCATCAGTTACAAGAAATTGAAAAAACAGGGTTAGGCGTTATGGGCCACATTAAGATTCAGGATCCTGAATCTGGTGAGGTATTTGTAGATAAACGTAATGCTATTAACTATGAAAATATGAGTGTTGCTATTGCGCATCTGTTATCTAATTTAACAGACGGTGATGGTACAACAGGAAACGCATACCATGTTTTAAACATGGGCTTTGGTAATGGTGGTGTTAATGTTGATGCTACTGGCGTAGTAACTTATCAAGCAACAAATACAAATAGTGCTACTGGACAATTGTATAACGAAACATATAGCAAAGGCGTTGCAAATACAGCAAGCGCAGATGCTGACAATCATATGGTTGTGTTACACACCGGCGGTAATACTTATAGTGATATTGTTATCACTTGTACACTTGGCTACAATGAGCCAGCTGGTCAGGACGCATTAGATAATGCTGCTAACTTGACTGGAAATTACATTTTTGATGAATTAGGGTTAAAGACTCCAGGAGGCGTGCATTTAACTCACGTTATTTTCCATCCTGTACAGAAGAGTGCAAACCGTAAAATTCAAATCATATATACAATTAGAATTACAGCAGGATCATAAGACATGGCATATACAGTAGATTATACAGACGGAACAAAAACAGCAATCCTTGTCAATGACGGAACAGTAGACACAACCACTGACCTCAAGTTAATTGGTAAAAACTACAGCCGTTACGGTGAAGTTGTAGCAGAAGACTTTTTACATCTGCTAGAAAACTTTGCTGGGGGAACAGCGCCAAACCGGCCAAGTGAGGGCCAGCTTTGGTATGATAGTACAAATAATTGTATGAAATATTTTGACGATACACAAGGAAACAGCGGCAACTGGAAAGGTGTCGGTAGTATGACAGTACAAAGTGCTGCACCAAACGGTGTTGGCGAAACAGACGGTCATATGTGGTTAGACAGTGATAACGGTCAGCTTTATATGTATTATAACGGTGCATGGCAAACAGTTAGTAGTCCACTAGGCACAACACAGTTTGTTGCACGTACTAGAATTGATACAGCAAATGCAAGTCATAGCACATTAGAAATGATTGTTAACGGTGAAATTGTTTCAATTGTTAGTAGTGATGCGGCAGATTGGGCACCAAACACAGCCGGTGCAACAGCTGAGTACTTGGAGAATGGAACTACATTACTTAATACACAGTTTCCAACATTAAAGCAAGGTATTAACATGAACAACGGTTCAAGTTACTTGTTTAATGGTACTGCTACTTCAGCACAGTATGCTGACCTTGCAGAACGTTATGAAGCAGATCAACCAATTGCATACGGTACAGTTGTAGACTTGGGTGGCGAAAAAGAAGTAACCACCAGTAGTACTGAATGTTCAAGCGCAGTATTTGGAGTTGTATCAACTAATCCAGGACTTATGCTAAATTCAAATGCAGGAACAGATGATACACATCCGTACATTGCACTTGCAGGTCGAGTACCATGCAAAGTAATAGGAACAACCAACAAAGGAGACAGACTAGTCACTTCAAGTACCCCAGGTCATGCCAGAGCAGTTAGTGATGGCGAAGATTGTACATACCAGCACATAATTGGTAGAGCCCTTGATGCTAAAATAAATCAAGAGCCAGGGTTAATTGAAATTGTAGTAGGAGTCAAGTAAAGTGGCAGTTAGCATCGGTCAGGTAATTGAAGCATCACAGTATAATGCTCTTGCAGATTTATGCAATAAGTGTTTTGCTGATGTTTATACCGGACGAGCATATGATGCAACATTTAGTGGCGGTAATATTGATAATGCCGCAGACTGTAATGCAATTTTTTCAATACATGAAACTGACCATCCATCAGTAAGCCCAGGCATTGGTCCTTTCTCATTTACTTCAAATGTAGAATCAACAGATTTTATTGTGGTAGTGATTGGATATGAAACCAAAGTTGGCAGTGGCTATACTATTGATTATAGTGCTAATACTATTACATTTACTACAGCCGTTCCAGCAGCAACAAGAGTGGTAGTTTTTAATCGCACTTCACATAGGTTTGGTTACGGTAACAGTGCAGTAATTAATAATTTAGCAGCGGGTACACTGGTTGAAAGCGTACACACCAATAGTTTAATCGATCGCACTAATGCTTCATTGACACATGTGGGCGATACTACCCAAATTACCAATGTTGCAACTGGTCAAAGTATTACAGCAAATGACGGTAACACGATCGAAACTCTTATTAACACTAATTTATTTCAAAATAATGTTCATCTATCAGTGGGATCAACTGAAGCTAGTGAATTAAATTCTGCTAATTTTGTAAGATCAACTGATTGGACTACCAGACTAGAAGGAATTTTTGCATACACATTCTCTAGTTATAGTGAAGCCAGATACTTCTTCAACAGTGGCGGACAAATAAGATTTAGTTTAGATATGACAGGCAATGCTTCAAACAATGGATATCTAAATTGGAATAGTATTTGCGAACAGTTAGGTACAGTTCGTATGAATCATGATAATACATTACAAAGTGGTACAGGTGGAATTAGCAATGCTAAAGGCTTTTATCATTTAACTGATAGTTTTCAAACTATCTACAGTAGTGCAACACCCAGCGGTGGAGGCTATGGCGGCGGCGGATATGCAAGTTTACGTGCTAGATTTTATGCAAAATATGTAACCACTGGTTCAGGCGAACATCAGATACAAATTAGATGTGTTATGGACGATAGTGCATACAATGCAGATCCTATTACTGGTACAACAACATATTATGCCAAGGTGTATCAACCAAACAGTATTACAAAAAATTCAGTCACTTACAGTGTAACTGGACCAACAGCTAGTGTCATTGAAGATTTTAATTCAGGTAATGACAGCTAATCCGCTTGACAAACAATCATAAATAAGTTATAGTAGTAGTTAAATAACCGTAAACGGAGGTAGAAACACTATGGATGACCGCTTAGAAAAAGCATTGGAATTTTCTAATTATCGAATGACAATAGAAAATCAAAAGAAAAACCTCAAAATCAGAATGGAAACGCAACAGAC